TTAAAAACGGGAAACCAAGTTATATTGGACCCTTCTGGGACCATTGCTGTTGGGAAATAAATAGTGAATTCATCACAAGAATCAACCATTACTATTCGCTTGAATTGATATACACAACCAAGATAATCAAGCTCAACTTGAATAAGATACTCACCCACTTGGTTTATATATAGGGAACCATCTTCATCAATTGATGATAAAGACGAGCTCCAGTTATATCCAATAAAATCATTACTCAATTCCAAAGTAACCTCTTTATCCTCACAAAAAACTATTTGTGAATAAAGTACAAGTGAGAAAAAGATTAAAAAAAACGTGGTCAATAATTTATTCATTGAATTAGTTTATAGTAATAGTTGTGATTGGTGCTGGGTAAATAACAAGAGTTCCTGAATCGCTTCCAGAACACGCCCCAACTGTTGTGCTATAAGTTATCAAACCAGACATCGATGAATCGAAAGTAGTTATGACAACTCCATTATACGTATATTGCCCACCTGTTGGTGAACCACCTGAAGCAGCAACACTTGTGTTCGGGCATAAGTCTGGTAAAACCAGGGTAGTTACGTTATCGATAACATCGAAACAAGCTGTTTGAACTGAGATACATCCTTGAGCATTTGTAACTTCAACTGTGATAACATAATTTATAAGTGAACTTCCAATACTAGCGGCATCAATTTGATTCGTTCCTTGCCCAATAAAGGCCATCGCTGGAGATATTGTCCAATCGTAAGTCCAAGTTGGGTCGTTCGTTACTGAAGCCATTAAAGCACTTCCTGAGCATTTTTCAAAACAAGGTTGGCTGTACGATAAACCGCAGATTAATAATGTGATGATAATTAGTAGTATTCGTTTCATATATTTAATTTATTTATTTATACGGTAAAATAAAGAGTTGCTTCCGCAGTTCTTCTGTTGGTTAATCCTTTGATTACTTTTTTATTAGCTTTATTCCAACTTAAAAAACTATTCGCAATTGAAGGGTCATTTGGGTTGGCAATTACTTTTTTTAATAATGTTGATTTGCTAAAGGCACCACACCCAATGTTATAGGCCAAAGAAACCATAGCATCAAATTTGTTTTGACTAATTCCTAATTTAACTCGATTTCTAACACAATTTACGAATGCCTGTAATGTTTTTAGAAACAATAAATCAGCCTCGTCTTGCGTACATGTATCGCCTTCCTTTACTGGGAATTCACCCTTAGTATCATAGAAGGTACTTCCCCATCCAATAGTCCATACATTCGCTGAACATTTGTAAGCCTTTAACTTACACCCTTCGAATTTTTTAATTAAATCAAAGCCATTATTCCCCAGTTTCATTTTCATTGTTTTCGTTTTTAATATCGAAGTCTTCGAACTCTTGTTTTACTTTTTTTGCTCGTGAAAGCATCTTTTTAAAATTACTCCACAAATCAAAACCAAACCCTGATTTTAGATTTTCTAAAATCGATGTTAGTTCAATAAATAATAAAGTACAAGCCACCAACTTGGTAGCAAATAATGGAACTGAAATAAATAAATTAATTATCTCACCAACGATATATTTGTCCAAAACAAAGCAACCAATTAAAGCGCATTGGTATAGTGCCATCTTCGAAACTATTTGAGATAGCTTACGACTGGTAAGGCGTTGCTTTAATTTCTTAGCTTTAATAACCCCCAAAATTGTGTCGATTCCGATGGCGATACCCACGATTATTATGAGTGAGATTATTGGCAATAGGAATGCCATTATGATACCCATAACCGCATATATACTACTTTTTATTTTCATCATTGTTAAAACTATTATTGGAAGATTAGGTTCCATAACTACTTAATATAAATTATTCATTCTGTTATTCCAGCCGTTGAAACGGCTTTTGTAAAACCCTATTGGACTGTTGTACGCTGACTTTTGTGTATCAGGTCGTAGGTCCGTATTTTGATTTTCCGTGGACTTATAAGTCGGGAATTTACTTGCATTATCGCATAACCAATTACGAAGTCTTTCTTCATAAAATTCTGCTCTTTTTGTTATTTGTTTTACAACCGTAAACATAGTATTTTCACTAACCGAATTAGAGCTATCTCCATTCTGCGTTGATACTCCTTTGTTCTTTACATTCAACGATAAGAAGAAAGTCACCTCAGCAGTTGCGTGATGAACCAAAGCTGGTTTGATTAAATTAATCAACTCTTCTTGGTCTGGTGTTAATGGTGTTATATTCGCTGTTGCAGCACTATACGCATTCATTATTTCGTGGTAAAATGTTTTACCAAGGATAGGTTGAATAGTTAAATCTTGCATATAATAAGCTGATTTTTTAATTTCCGATACATCAACATTACCGTTTAAAACTGAATTCTCGCGAATATAAAGTTCGCCAATTAATAAGATTGTTTCCATTATTTTTGTAGTATTTGGTTAATTTGATTATCGGTTAATCCTAGACCACTGGCAAGCAAAACTTTCGCTTGAGTATAGGTTAGTTTACCGTTTGAATATTGCCTCATTATACGCATCATACCTTGGTGCTCACGTCCTGACATTCCACGAATGGTATCATTAACAACTATCTCAGTAGATTCATCTCCTGATAATTGTTCAGTAGTAACAGCAGCACTAGCACTAGGTGCAACAACAGTAGAAGCAACACTTGGATTCAATTGGTTAACGTCTGCGTCAGCAAATTCGAGAGTACATGTTAACCCGTTTATTAGAAGAAAGTCGTTCATTATTGTTTGCAAGGATAATTGTGAAGGTTGAATATTCAATTGATTCATTAAATTAAATTGATAAATAAAATCTGAATTACCTAATGAACCTGCTGTTTTTAATCCTATCAACTGAGGGTCGATTCCGTGACCTAAACATATTTTTCTTGTGGTTGCATCCATTAAATCAATAAACCCAGACGAAACATCGATAGGAGATAATTGAGTAATTGATGGCAATACATCTCTTGTCTTGCTGAATGTTGTGAATACTTTACCAGCATTTTCTGTATCAGAAAAATCATCACGAAGGCCAGAAATTAATATATCTTTTTCTTCTTCATCTAGGTCAAAAGGAAACGATATAACAACAGAAGGACTAACCGCATTTTTAAGGTATGCAAGTTGATAAGTGTCTGACTCTTTGTCAAGTAAGATTGATTTGATAGCACCTTTATAAGTTGGGCGCGAATATAGCGATTGTTCAACTGAAGGGAACTGAACCATTAGTATTTGATTCTTATTTTCTTTATCTGCTTGGTCGAATTTAGCATATTTTATGTATGGTAATTTCGTTGAATACAAGGCCCAATTCCAGCAATATAAATAATCAACAGCTTCCATTTGGTTATCGATATGATTGATGTTTACAGAAGCTGGATTCAATCTTTTTAATTTAATTATTTTGGTATTATCCGAATTCCAAGTTACCAAAATAGCCACTCTATTGTGTATAAAATAATCCAAAACCAATCCATTATTAATTAAGTTATCGAATTGATTAGTTAATTGATTCAGTTGTATTTTTTCGGACATGTTAAACATGTCCGACCCATTGATACTATATCCATTTCCAGCAGTCAACATTGTTTTTAAATTGATGATTGCTGAGTGGATAGGACTTGCTGAATAAAGACCGTTTAAGAAGTTACCATATAGGCCATCAGGAGAATCTAAAAACCCTCTAGAGGTCCTTACAACATCAGTGAAACCACGATGTCCGATATCATTATTATACATTGAAAAAGCTTGTACCATTCTACCAGTCTTTGGTTCTGGACCAGGAATAACTACAGGTTGTTCTTGTACTTTTGTTTTTTGAAAAAAATTTAATATTCCCATTTTTGTTTATTTTAATGCATTTTGAATGTTATCAACTCCGTTTACTTGAGCCTTTACTGTTTGTATTATGCGGCCAGTAGTCGCTGACACACTTATTGTTGATGCTGTTGCTTCATAAATGTTTACCACATATTGCCCAGTCCTCAATGATACTTGACCTGATAGAGGTATTGATATGTCGTTCTCGATTATATCGAATCTATTATATCGACACTTATATCCTGACTCATCTTCAGCTGTAAAATAAGTTACTGAATTAGAATAAATTCCAGAAACGAATTCGAATAAATAATAAGGTTCAATCAAAGTACTAAAGCTATTTAACTCAAGAATGATTGTGTTCGATTGATTTTTATTAAGGACTATCATATGTATATAAACTATTTTATTTTTATCATTGTTCCTAGCTATTACTTTAAAAAGAAAAAGCCTCGCAAGGAGGCTTAATCTATAATTAAAGGGAAATTTTAAAGAGGTGTGATTACATCATTTGCAGCCGAATTAAGAATGAAAGGCATTTGGTTTGGCTCGTTAGCTGTAATAACAATGTCATAACTAGTTCCGTCATCACCGATGACACCAGAGCTAGAGCTAGATGCTGTTAGATTGGCTCCGCGAGTGATACCCATAAGGTTCCATTCAGAATTACCATCTTTCACCAAGACTAACAAATTACGATACGCTGCACCAGCCACAGCCAATGAGTTACGTTTCGCTTTGTCTCTACGAGGTACCTTCAACGATAAAGTTGTTAAATAATTGATAGCTCCATTTTCGATAGTACCCGTTTTTACCTCAGTAAAGTTCGCACCATTTTTTGCGAATTCCCAAACCAAGAATGGAGTAGTACCTGTTGTTCCTGAAACCTGAATTTCAGAAATGAAGTCAAATGCAGCTAGTTCATCCAAAGTTCCAGTGTAACCTGATACCGCGTGAAATGACGCTAACGCTATTGTGATGATACCCCCAGAGTTGTTTGAACACCCAAGTTCAAGTGCTTGAAGGCCGAAATTACAAGTTGCCATATTATATATATTTTTTTTTGCTTAT